CATCTAAAGGGTGCGTATGCCCCGGAGAACCTTTAACACACCTACACAAAAGATCCAATATAACGAACTATCTCGTTTCCATGTGTGGGATACCTCGCACAAAATAGGCAAAATGTTTGAGGGGGTTACCACGCCTAACATCGTTTAATACTATCAATATATTGCAGTTATAAGCCAAACGGCAAAAAAGAACAGTGTATGTGCGAGGTGTGCGAGGTAAAATCATGCCTCATAAAAAAAATAGGTAAAACATGGTATGTATGCTCTCCCTACTAGGTAATTATATATGAATTCGGAAATATCAGAAGCGCATTTTCTAAAGTTACCACATTTCTCTTATTATTATATATATTTGTATAGTATTTATTTATTTATCAGACGTATATCGATAGTATAGGCCTATTCGTGCTTGTTTATAAATTACCGTATGTGTGCGAGTTAGGTGTGGTAGTTGTTTGCAATTAATAAACTGAATTAAAAAGTATCGTTTTTATTGGCGTTTTTTGTGCGAGTTTGAGAATTAATTGTAACAGATAATTACACTAAACAAGAACATTGTTCGTTCGTTATTTGATATATTGAACGGGATTGTATTTAATATGTTTGGGACATAATTAATGGTTAAGTATTTTTTTGTTTTTGGATATATTTTTTGTTTGCATTTAATTATGGGGATGGTAGCGTATTGGTATGAAACTTACAAAACATAATTATTCAAAAATCATGGCAGAGGTTCAAGAGCAATACAGAACCAAAGTTAATAAACACGGTAAGGCTATAAAATCGACGTTTGAAAATTCAATCGACTGGTATCTTACTGATCCACAAATTAAGACATGTAAATCAATTCCAAAAGATCACATGCCTAAAATCAGTCGTGTAAATGTTCCAAAATCGCTTTTACCGAAATTTAGCGAATTAATCAAAAATGATATTCGCTATTTTCTTGCTAGCGGCATAGACCGTAATTACGAAGGAACCGGAATTGAAGTCAAGTTAGACAATCACTTTGAAGCACCAAATTGGGCAATAAAGGATTGTGGGTGTAACCAAAGGCACATTGTGGTCATTAAAGATTGTAAAGAATTATTTGCTGAATTAATTGACCTTGAGCTCCAATGGAATGAACTGAAAAAAGTTTTATCCCACGCAGAGAATTCATTTAAAACATTAAAGACCCTCAAACAAGGTCTTATCGGGATTGAAAAGCTAGCACCAAAAGCAATTTCAGAGCTTGAAAGTTCTGTTTCAAGTGGGCAATTAATCCTCGCAACTGACGTTTCTAGGTTTGCTATAGCGGGAAGGATTTAGTAAATGACCAAAATCACGAACGAGAACCATCGAGAAGTATACGAATCTTTAAAAGATTTTTATATCCACGAAATCGAAACTTTTTCCGATTCTCATGGAGGGCCTACAAAGGCAGCCGAGAAAATCCAAATGTCTAGGCATGTAATCGACCAATGTCGAGAGAAAGGAATTGAGGCTCTGTGTCGTATTTACGAAAAATGCGTTCTAATTGGGTATGATATCAAACAAATGATTGATTTTACCGAATTATCTTCTAGGACGAAATTTACTAGAGATAAAATCAATCGGTATATCAAAGAAGGGAAGTTTATTCGGTTGGGAGAAAACCGATATGATCGCAAGACGGCGGAAATCATAATTGCGGAATTGGAAGAGCGCCGAAGGATTTCGGGAATAAAATAATGGCCGGCCGACCAATAGAAAGAAACCCGAATCGAACGATTCAGGTAATCACTGAAATGTGGATGGATGGGAAACCAGATTCCGAGATTTTAAAGAAAATGGGATGGGTTCATAAAAGTTCGATGAACAAGTATTTTAAACGTAACGGATATTCCGTAAAAAAGATCCGTGACATGGTGAACGAGAAAAGGAAGGAGATAGGGTTATGAAAGGTTTAATTAAGGTATTTATTTTTGGTTCGCTACAAATTGTTAGCGTGTTTGTTGTTCCGATGTTTTTTACATTTTTTAGTGAATGGATATCAACAACGGGATTTTTTGGTGATGCGAAATGTCCAGATTCTCGTGGATGTGGTGCTTTTGATGAAGGCATGTCATGGGGGATCAGACATCATTTATATTTTTGGATGTGTGTCGTTTTGTTTTGTGCAAATATTATGAGAGCTATTAGTATGTTCGTTGCCTACGTAGACAAAATTGATCGAACTGATCGGATGTGGTCATGACCCCCGCACAAATCCGAGCGAACCAGGCACTTTGTAAACACGTATTCGACGGCTCTAATTTGACCCGTGAAAGTAAATGTTTAAACGGTTGCGGGATTACTGTCAGCGAAACAAAAGATTACGATTATTTAAGAAAGGAAGGTATTTTATGAAAACGATTGAAGATGTGTTGGGGTATATAGACACACGAAAAAAAGAATTAGAAGACATTATTGACCGATGCCAATATGCTGGGGCCGATTTTGATATTCCAGATAATAGGCTTCAAGAAATTTTATACTTAGAATCCAAAATTAAGGAATCACAAATGGAACTTACAGATGAAGATATCAAATCATTAACCGCTAAGCCTTTCGACATTGACCGATGCCTAAATGAGGATGGAGGGAGATGTATTCACTTATATGACAAAAAGGAAGCACTTTTATTGAGCAAAATAAAAAATGTCTTAGACGTGATGTCTGTTTTAAAAAAAGGAATGTTCCACGGACTTCACGAATCAGAACTCCAAAACATCCCTAGAGGGCAAGAACGGTGGTTTAATTTTGAGTTAGATAGCGATGGTGAAATTAAATGTTCACATAGCAATGGTTTTGAAACAAAAGACTTGGCTTCGAAATGCAGGAGTTCTGTAAATGATTACATCGGTGATCCTATTTGTATATCCAGTGAGGAGGTGTGAGAGATGGACGATTGCTTAGAAAATATTTCCAAAAGAATTAAAGAAAAGCACGGTGACTTTGAATTTGCCAATACAGAAGAAACTGTGAATTTTAAAACAGGTAAGCGAAATGTTAGGCTTCCATCTTTACAATATCGGACTTATGTAATTAAGAAAGATGGAACGCAAAGCAATAAAACAAAAATTCATAGAATCGTATACAATTATTGTCCATTTTGCGGGATAAAATATGAGAAGGAGTTATAACTAATGGCACACAAAGAACAAAAACAAATGCTAATAGATGCGATAAAAGTTAAGCTTGATTTAGCAAATAATCAAACCCCGCAAGATATATACGATGATTATTGGCTAGGCGGTAGAGGGAGTGCTTTTGAGGAATGTCTTGAATTAATAGAGGGGATATTGTGATGAGAGAGATTAAATTTGAATATGGATTCTATAATGGAGATAGCATTATTAAGAAATGGTATTACATTGGGCAGATTCCAACAATTGCACAAAGATGTGATGTTTGGAATAATCTACCTGTTCTTTATGTTCGGCAATTTACCGGTCTCAAAGATAAGAACGGTAAAGAGATTTATGAAGGCGATATTGTCACAAGTTTCGGCGGAAGTAAAGGAGTTGTTGAGTTTTTTGACAAGCTAACTTGGGACGGTGGTTGTATTCATTCAGGGTTTTATTGCAAACAATGGTTTGAATATAAAGAAGAAGGTGAAATGTCCTATCATTCTAATTTTGAAGATGGAGAAGTCATCGGCAACATCCACGAAAATCCTGAACTAGTGGAGGATACCCCATGAACACATTCCTAACCGAACTTAAAAAACAAGGCGATCTCCAGGGATTCGATACCCGTAAGATTGCACAGGCAGACCGTGAGTATATTACTCCTGGGATGACAGAGGAACAGAGACGGGAACTGCGAGAACGATACTCGCAAGAGCACCTAGCACGAATGCGAGCGGCAATCGACTACACACGAAACAAAATGGGAGATATGGGGATATGAGAACATACGAAGATCACAAAAACGAGCTTTATAAAATTTCTGACATTCAACTTATTGATATGGCGCGAAAAGAGCTTAGAAGGATTTGCGAAGGTGGCCAATTTAGAATGTGCATCCCAGTTCAAATTGATGACTCGGATATTATTTTTTCAGAAATTATAAAACGGTTTGAAACGAGGCTGATTTTATGATCCCAGTCGAAGTCACCATACAACCAAAGAAGAGAGGGAAGGAATGATGGAACCAATATATGTATTAGTATTTAATACCGAACCTAAAATGGATACTTCTACGATTGATTTTACGGCTGGATTTCATTACACTCCAGAATCAGCAGAATCATGGGTAAAAAACAACATTCAAGAAGAAGACCAAAAATTATATGAGGTTAGAACTTTGATTTATGGTCTATTGCCAAAACATGCAGAAGAAGCATTTTACCCAAAAAGAAAATCCCCACAGCACAAGGAACCTAACAATGGAAGATAACATAGCAGAGCAGTATTTATTTGATAAAGGATTTGTTTTTAAGAGGCTTGGCCCATGCGGGCAAGACCAATGGGCAGGAATGGATTTATGGATTTACCAAAAAGACAAAAATCTAGTTTTGCGTGGTAGCGTTGGCGATTTAAAACTTAACGGATACTATAATTCAAGCATTAAAACAAAGAAAGAATTAGATATATTAGTTGATACACTTACGAGGTTTAGTTAATGGAAGATAACAAACTAACAGAATTTGAAGAGAAAGAAACTATTGAGCCGTCGGAATTTGAGGTCAACCTTATTTCATTAATTGCTGAAATGACGGGATTCCGCAGGTGGTGGTGGGATACCGATTTTCTAGCCGACCTCCGCCAAATCATGCCACCTACCTGCACACCAAACGAAAGGAAGTTTTTGGATGAGATAAAGGAGAAGGGCAGAAAATCTATTTTGGATAGAATATTTTTTATCGGTGATGAAGGACTATTGGATCAATCAGAATTTGATTCCAACCTATCCGAACTAATGGAGAAGAAAGAATGAGTGAGATTGACTACAACGGACTTTGGAAGCAATATGCTAAATATACAAAAGCGTATATTTTTGACCGATTTAAAGAATCGAATCAGAGCTACATACTAGAACGCCAAGCCCACATCCAAACCAAAAAGGAACTGGAAGAGTTGCAAGATGCGATTATTAATATTTTTGGGTTCGATAAAATTAATGACCCATCAAGGTCAGATTTAGCAACTTTTCTTAGATTGAAACGTAAAACTTTGAAGAACATCGAAGCCTCTCATAAAAGGAACAAACTACAAGGATAATAAAATGAACGACTTATACAAAAACGAAAAAATAGAGAAAGCGAAATCAACGGGAGCAATCGGTTTCGATACACATATGGAACTTTTATCAGAATTCCACGACCGCCTAACAAAGCTAGAGGCTATTGCGAATTTTACTTGTTTGGTGGAATCTCAAGATGGGGTAAAACCGACTGTAATGAACCAAAAGCCAGGTGAAGCCCATTCTGATTTTATGGCTCAAGCGGTTGAAAAAAATCCTCCGTTAACTGAACCTCACCTCGGAATGATCGACCTTGAAGCATTTTCAAAACTCCACGCTGAGAATGAAAAACTCCGTAAGGAAAACGTAAACCTTGCGAAAATGTTTTGGGATGAAGTCGCCGCCTCCATTTTATGGAAACAAAAATATGAAACATCGTATAACGAACTTCGTGCGCTAAAAATGGCCACTAAATAAACCCATGACCAATGATAAAATTCATCCTCAAAAACTTGCCCTTAATCGTGATGACAGCCTCAATGGTTGCCATGTTCTGGACGATTTATAAGGGATGGATTTTGTCAGATCAGGAAATTGATGACGAATTATGGAACCGAAACAACCAAAAAAAATGATTTTTTTATGTTTTGTGGTGTTCAAAACCACACAGTCGTTAGATAATATTTAGAAAGAGGTATTGAATAGGTGGAAATAAGCGAGGATTCTAAGATTACAACATCGGCAAAATTAATGTATTCTTTCGTCGGTGGCCTGATAGTCCTAGTTTTTGGTGGAACCACGATTTATTCTAAACATTCCGAAATACCAAAAAAAGTCGCAAAAATGGAAAAACGAATCCAAAGACGAGAAGACGCCGATCGACTCAATTGCAAAATCCTAAAACAAATCCAAAGACAAGTAGTCCCGAAAAATATGATCATCGAAGCAGATTGCGATAAAGTAGAAAAGGACGAAGAAGAAGACTGATATGGCAACCAATACAGTAGACAGGAAATTCGCATGATCCCCGTAATCGCTAGAAACCGTGACCGATATTTCTCCCAACGTGACAATGTAAAACCGTATTGGATTTCCGATGGCTTTGTATGGTCTACGGATTCCAAAGGCGAAACAGTTCCTTTATTCGAAGAAAAAGATCTTGAGAAACGAGAAAGAGAGTTATTTGACCGTTCCACTCGATGTTTTATGTCTTCTGGAACGATGTTCTCAAATTCGCTTTGGAAGGGTGGTTTACTTCCAAGCCAAATGGACGAAATCGCATACGAACAGGCTATAAACGAAAACCTTGCCGGCAAGGAAGACCGTTTTTTCTGGTCAGCTCACGAACGCGTCATTGATATTTTGATTGGTCACACAGATTTTGATTTCCGGGTTATCCGAGCAAAGGAAAATTTCTCAGAAGTTAAGAAATCGATCGATCTCGGGTTTCCTGTTATTTGTTCGATTTGGATAAAACCATATTATCCGAGTGGCAAAGGTCACATCGTTTGTATTGTTGGCTATGCCGTGAACGATAAAGGCGAAGTGGTCGGGTATTATTTGGATGACCCTTTCGGGAATGTCCTAGGAAAATACAAGGACACAAACGGAGAGAAAGTTTTTATCCCATCGAAAGACATGGATAAATTACTAGATTCCCCGCCAAGAGAACCGAGGATGATGGGATTATTGAGGAGTAAGAAATAATGGAAGAATTTATAACGAAATTTTTAAATCTGGTTTTCGAATATCCGGTTTGGCCTTTTGTCCTTTACGTTAATTTCACTTCTTTAATTTACCATTTTTCTCCAATTGCAAAATACGAATGGGTAAAAAATAACCGTGCGATGGTTGTTTTTTTAACAGCCTCATTTTCCGCCATGGCTTTGGGGACCAGGGATTTAATGTCTCACGATTTTAATTTTTCCGACGAGGATTTAATTTATCAATCTAGATTGATGTCCTCATGGGCTTTGTCAGTTCTGATTTATCACATTGGCGGTTTTCGGGTTGGTGTGAAAAAAATCAAACAACGGATGAAACAATAATTTTTTGTTTGCAAGAAATCACGAAGAAACGATATTTTAACCATGAAACACGCACCTGAATTTTATAATCAAAACAAACGAATCAATCCGATGATTTTTTTCGAAATCATTGCTTACGCTGGTTTGTTTTTTGCCCTGCTATGGATGTTTGGAAATCCATGAGATTTGAAACCGAACCCACGAGGCCCCAAAATCCAGAGTATTTGAAAAAACTCGAATACTACGCAAAAAAGGACAAAGTAAAACGCGAAGCAATGATCCGAGAATGGCTTCAATCTGTTTTTAATACAAAGGAATTATTGGCGATTGTAAAGAATTTAGAAAATTGCATTATTTATTTCAATGCTATGGAAAATAGTGTCCAATACCAGCTTTATACAGGATTCGGAACTCCGATTGGAGCCAAAATAATTCCTTACGAGGACGGAACATGATTCTATTATTTTGGTTCTGGATATCCTACTCATGGCATTTTCGAGGCGTGTCTTACGTCGAGGAAACTAACACCGTGAAAGTAAAAAACGGATTGATTGAAAAAGATTTTTTGATAGTGAGGATATGACATGATCGAATTCCTAACCACCCTAGCAGGTTCAAAAACCAAACTCTACTTGTATGGAATCCTCATAATTGCAGTTCTCGGATTTGGTGCAATCATAGGAATTAATCGCTTCATCGAACTGCAAAAATCCAACCATGATGATTTTAAACCCGTCGAGTTTGAATCATCCGAATCCTACCAAAGATTAAAGATAAAGTAGTGAGTTCGCTCACCAACTAAACCACGGTATATTTTTAGTATACGCTGTCTATCCATGGGAATTTTGCCCCCGATCAAAAGGGGGATTTTTTTATCCTGGCACGCTAAAAAGTGTTTGCAAAAAATTAGGATAAGGAACGAAATAAAAAACATGAAATATCTAATTTTGATTTTAACAACAATCTTATCTCTAAACTGTGGCTACGGGAATAAGGAATACTTGCAAGAGAACGGTCCTGCATATCTTGAATCTCAAGGCTTTGAGATTGTAACATCGGAAGGATTCCAGATTGGTTTGGTTGTTCCATTTACTGAATATGGTGGTGCAGCGGTTTGGTATATTGTAAAAAGAAAAGATGACCCAAAAACTTTGTATAATTTATATTTAAAAAGATGGGGAAACGAAATCCATATTTACTCAATATTTGCATTAAACGCAATCAGTAACAACAAATGAAAAAAATTATTTTACTCACATCATTTTTAATTTCCTGCACGTCTGGGAATTCTATCCGATCAAAAACGGCGGAAATCTGTCGCCAAGTTTCGATTCCGAGAGAAGCAATCGTTGACCCAAGAGAAGTGATCCGATCCAAGGCAGAAAACTTTGTCCCTGCTAGGGCATACAATTCACTTGTCGATCACGCCGAAAAACTAATGGTTTGCGGTCGATCCCTCTCATGTGTCATCGAATGGACAGAATACGAACGTGATTGCGAAAAATCAAAATCGTTTATCGATCGTTCCTTGGGTTTAAGTTGTGATTTGGAAAAACCAGTTTGCAGGGTGAGTTTATGATTACGTTCCACTTTATCGACGGAGAAACAAAAACGGAAATTAAATTTCCTCCAATAAGAAAGGAATTTAGAATCCCAATTTTAAGAGAATGTTTGGATGAATATTTTCAACCAAACGAATCTGCAAAAATTGTTTCAGATATAATTGACAAATTGCCAGAAAGAGTCGAAGCGTTCCCTTGGAAAATATTACAACAAACCGTTTATGAATATACTATGGCGAGGTCATAAAATAAAATGTCCCCCGAACTCTCGTTACTCGTTCACCTGATCCTTGCCGTGCTTTGTTTTTATTTCCATAAAGCAAACTACGTTGAATACCGACGAACGCTTAATTGGTGGAATCACGTTTTTTCGTATGGATTACTTTATCTGACGATTGTATTTGTATTTCTTGCGGTTATAACTTTTCACTTTATGGTATGGAAATGATTTACCTATTCATGTTTTGCGGTCTAATTTGTTGCCTATGGAATTTGTTTTGGGCGATCCAAATGAATGAACCTTTATCGGTTGTTATGTTTGCTTTGTCAGCGTTTGTTTGTTTAGGCTTTGTTTTATTTACCGTAATTTTCAAGGATCATATACAATGAAAAACGATTTATCTCGTAACCGGAAACCATCCGCCAAGGGTCGTAAACTCGGATCAAGACGTAAACCACCTACGACATCGATCCGAATCTACGAATCATCTCATAACGTTTTACGTGAGTTATCCGACAAAACAGGTGATAGTATTGTAGACATCGTCGAGAAACTAGCCCAACATGGAAAAACACGATATGGATATATTGTGCAGAAAAAAGATTGACACAATAAAGTAAGAAATAATTAGTAAATGAATCGGAACGCACCCGAAATAAAAGCCGTTGTCACATGGGAATGCCCGAAAGGGGTGCGTCGTTCCCAGCTGAGAACGGCTTTTTTGTTTTAAGGAGATAGGAAGTGGCTAAAAAAACACAGGAACCAGTTGAACAAGATTTATTTGTTCAAAAAATCGAACTAATAAATGTCCAAAGCGTTATAGGTTCTGGATATGAAACTAAGGTAGCTGAACTTGCAATAATTGATAAAATTGCATACCGTGCAGCTAGAAAAAATATGCAAATTCATTCAGCAATAATACTATTGTTAGATGGGGAATTTGGAGGATTTTTTACTTATCAAATAAACCATGAAGTAGGCGAGTTTTGTCTTTTGCAATCTGCAATGTATCCAGATAGAAAAGATAAAAAAATCTATTCAATGATGGTTGAAAAGATCATAGAACAAAATACGTTTGGTTACCCAATGGTTATGACAGTTTCGAATAAACATGATTTGGAAAATCCAAAAGTATTTCATGCAATTGGCTTTAAAACCTATTTGATGAAAAGTGATTTTTCCTATATGGTTTTTGGAGAACTTTCGCAAATCAGAAAAAAACTTTTAGCACATATTGCACTTACAAATTTGTGGGCGTCTACAAGTGGCGAGTGGATGAAGATAAAAAAAGAATGGAATGAAAGGCTGGATGCAATTGGTGAAAAATACAATGTTCCAAACCCAAGATTTGCAAGTCGAGAAGGATGCTGGCAAGGTTCGTCAGGGTTTGCAAATGTGGTTTTGTCAAAAAATGTGATCAAGGAAGACGGTGAAATAGAACACCAAAACGGTAAAACTTTAAACGGCAATGCATCGGTTTTAGATCCAACTGCTTGCGAGATTATTGCTCGAATGTTTATGCCTACAAATGGAAAAAAGATTTATAATCCTTTTGGCGGCGGTGTTCAAATGGGGTTTGTTGCTGGAGGGTGTGGCTTTGAATATCTTGCATCCGAAATAAGGCAAAACCAAGTCGATGCAAACAACACACTTTGCCAGGAATACGGAAATGTTAGGTGGATAAAATCCGATACTTCAAAATATATTCCTGATCAAGAATTTGATTTAGTGTTTACATGCCCACCATACTACAAAGTTGAAAAGTACGTCGATTATGACGGTAAATCTCCAGAAGGGGAACTTAACTCGTTACCAACTTACGAACAATTCCGAGATATGCTTTTTGAAGGTTATAAGAATGCCATCAAAGTATTAAAAGAAAATTGTTTTTTTGTAGTAATGACAGGTGACTCTAGAGATAAAAACGGTGCTTACTATGGTTGTGAAGCAGAACATGAATTGTTTTTTAAATCACAGGGGTTGCATATTTATAATCGGATTGTTTATCTTGAATCCGAATTTACAAGACGTGCCCAGGCAAAGAAAACTTTGGATGCAAGGAAATATCCAAAAAGTGAACAAAAGATTTTAGTTTTCTATAAAGGTGACATTAAAAAAATCAAAGAACTTTATCCAAAAATCGGGAGACTGTAATGAGAACTTACGGTTCAAAAATTGCTTTGACGAAAAATTCAAGGGGCGTCTATTCATTAGACCCAATCCTTGGATGTGCTTCTGGCATGGCAAACAGTAAAGACGGTTGTTTTAACGATTGTTACGCTTATAGAATTTCTAGAATATATGGATATGATTTTTCAATTTCAGTCGAAAGACATTTCGAATCAAAAATTCATGTAGAACAAATAAAAAAAGAAATTCAGTCTATACCAATGCCATTTATAAGAATGGGAACAATGGGAGATCCCTCGGAAAACTGGGAACACACAATTTCAATAATTGAAGCAATTTCTAAAGAAGAAAATCTTTTATTTGATAAATCTTATTTTAAATCAAAACAAATTGTTATAATTACTAAACATTGGAAAAATTTAACTAAAGATCAATTATGTAGGCTTGCAAAATTCAATGTTTGCATCAATACATCAATTTCTGTTTTGGATAAAAAAGAAATTTTGATAAATGGATTAAAACAATTCCATAGAATGAAAAAATACGCAAAATCGATTTTAAGAATTGTATCGGCAGATTTTAATTCCGAAAATCAAGACGGCTTGGAATTAAAAAACCTACAAACCAAAATAATGAATAAATACAAATGCCTTGACACTGTTCTAAGAGTAAGAAAAAACAATCCAATGGTATTGAATGGCACGATAAAAATCCAGGAAGGAAAATTTTTAGGTAAAAATTCATTATTAAGCAAAGCGAACAAAAGAGCATACGTTGGTAAATGCTCAACTTGTAAAGAAATGTGTGGGGTAACGATGTGAATTTACCAAACGAATTAGAAGAAATTAAAATTAAGTTTATAGCTAAATCTATTTCGTATGAAGAAGCAAAAAAACAAGCCAAGCCAATATTGGAAAATTATAATTTAAAAGCAAAAGAAATAGCCAAGAAATACAAAAAGAAACCTAAGTTATTATCTTTTGTGGGGTTGTTTAGGTAACACACATCAATGACCAATCTCCCCGATGCTTTTCAGGAGGCGAGGAATCGCATTTCCCCGTCTTTAATCGAAGAATATTTTTCTGTCAATGGTGCCTACTGGTCACGAGGTGAATATTTCACCTTATGCCCGTTCCGTGGCGACAAAACCATAGGTTCTTTCCATATTTCGGAATCGGGAGAATGGTTCGATCATGCCATCGGAGAAGGCGGCGACTTTATAAATCTTGTGGCCCGTGCAAAAAACATATCCGACCTAGAAGCCGCCAAACTGATCGCTGGGAATTTATACGAGCCACAAAAACGGAACGAGAGAGAAACAACATCAGCTAACGACAAAAAACGAAAAACTAAAAACAAAGAAAGAATCGCTCCTCAATATCCAATTCCAGAATCAGAAACATCGAAAGCCTCTGATTATTTCGGAGGTTCGTTTTTTACGAATCAATGGGGCGAACATATTACCACTTTTGCAATCAGAAACATAGATTCGGATATTCTGTATTTTATCGCTCGCTACGAAAAAAAACGTAAACCGACTGAAGATGAACCAAATCCAAAAAACGACAAGGAAGTAATCCCCTTTTATTTAGGTATCGATGGGAAATATTATTCCGGTTTACCATGGGAAGATAAAATCCCTATGTATGGAGTGAATAAAATTAAACATGGTTCCCGTGTTGTCATTGTCGAAGGCGAAAAAAAAGCAGTTCAAGCAGGCGAATCTGATTTTGTTTTTGTATCCCCGGTTGGCGGTGGTGCAAAATTCCAATATGCAGATTTGGAACCATTAAAACTTGCCTCTGAGGTTATTTTTTGGCCTGATAACGACGAACCAGGAATGAAAGCCGTTTTGTCGATTTTTGAAAAAACTCCATGCAAGAAAAAATCAATTATCAAAATTACAGATCGCCCTGAAAAATGGGATGTTTGCGATTTATTAGAGCAAGGGGAAGACCCTGATTTTTTTATTAATAACACAGAAAAATTCCAACCAACCGAAGATGATTTTTTAAAATATAAGATTCATAAACCTGCAAAAAGCGAACCTCCACCACCGACCGATGAACCGCCGTCATACGATCCATTGAAGCCAATTCAAAATTCCTATTTTCATTTTCTAGGATGGGATGACGAATATCATTATTTTATGATTCTAAAAACTCGTGTGATTATGACCATCGGGAAACAAAGTTTCACATCATCAAAATGCCTTTCGATTGCTCCATTAATGTTTTGGGAATCTATCCAATGCACGACTGACAAAGGAGGATTTAAAATCCTCGCATCACAGGACTTTCTACAAGAAAACTCTGTCAAAGCTGGCCGATTCTCAATGGACATTGTAAGGGGTGCAGGTGTTTGGATCGATGGTAAACACAAAGTTGTCAACACAGGATCGGAACTCTATATCGACGGAATAAAAACAAAATACGAAAAATTTGATTCCCGATATGTTTACGTGACTTCAGAAAAAGATTTCGGAAAAATCGAAGGGGAAATGGCTTCATCAACCGATGGCAAGAAATTATTTAAATTATTTGAATCTCAAAAATGGGTAAATCCTCAATCCTTATACGGTGCAATGGGATGGAGCTTAATTTCTAATTTCGGTGGCTGCTTAAATTGGAGACCCCACATTTATATCACTGGGAAAATCGGATCGGGGAAATCATGGTTACTTGATAACGTCGTAAAACCGTTGGTAGGCGATTACGCCCACTACGGTTCAGGATCGGATACCGAGGCCGGGATTCGAAGGTCAATCATGCAGGAACCTAGGCCAGTTGTTTTGGATGAAATGAAAATTAAATCTAAAAAAGACGAATCGAATATTGGAAACATTATGAACTTGATTCGAAATTCGTCTTCAGATGCATCGGCAAAAATTACAATGGCCTCACCCGATGGGGGGACAATCAATTTTAACGTTCGTTCTCCGTTCTGTTTATCCTCCGATCAGATACCCTACGAAACAGAAGATTTAGCGAGTCGTATTTTAATTTGTGAACTAGAAACACCTCATCATAATAACAGAAAATTTCATGAGGAAGAAAAATCCTCTGACTCAAGAAAATTTATCGATGTTTTATCAGATCCAGATATTTTCCGAACTCGTATTTTTCAAAAACTAGAAGACATTTTAAACGATATTTATTGGCTCCAAAATGATAAATGGGGATTAAAAGGCGTTCCTTATTTCGATACGAATCGAATCCGAGCGAACTGGGCACCACTGCTAGCCGTAATTTATAACGTGTTAAATGATACCCCTATGACAAAGGGGAATCTAGATATGGCTACTCAATGGGTCGTAACAACGTGCGGAAATTGGAGTGATGATAGCCTGGTGATGACAGGCGATGAAGAAAATATAATCAATGTAATTTTAGAACATACAGTTAGAATTGAAATGGAAGAAAGATCCGTTGCTGAAATGTTACTTGACCTTGATGGATACGAACACAAAAAATATTTAGGAAGAATGGGAATCAAAGTAAATGCGAAAAATCAATTATGTATCGCTACGAATTCTCAAAAGATAAAAGAGATTTTGAAAAACAAATCATATTCCGAAAACTATGATTCTCAGTTGAAAAGAAATGAACTATGTATAAATGGAAGAGATAAAACAGTGAACGTAAGATTCAACGAAATAGGAAATCGAATGAGTCGTTTATTTGATTTCGAAAAGTTTAAGAAAAAATATTTAGATGAGGCAGAGGACGGAGGGGAATCATGATCGACACCCAAGCAAACCGACTAAACAAACTACGGTTATACGCTACCCAATCGGGTGGACGTTTATTCAGAAACAATGTAGGCGAAGGATGGGTTGGAAAAGAAAAATGGTTTGTCCATGCCGGTAAACGTATCCTTTCTTTGGTTGACCCGCGTCGTTTAATTTACGGACTCACAAAAGGAAGCTCTGATCTTATCGGTTGGAAATCTATCGAGGTCACTGAGGACATGGTAGGTTCCAAGGTTGCCGTTTTTTGGGCCATGGAAGAAAAATTTGAACGTGATACATTAAAACCAGAACAAGCTAGTTTCCTAAACGCTGTAAAATCAGCCGGCGGAATTGCAGAAATAGCACACACAAAAAAAGGCGAAACGCAGATTAAGAGTATATGAATGAAGTTGAACGATTTTATGTAGATTTCAACAAAAAGAAATTTGTTAAAAGTGATGTAGGTGGATGTATGTATTATTCGCCATACGAAGCCCTCGAAAAACGTCTTCATGATTTGGAAGATGCTATAAAGTCGGTTGCCCAATATCGTCATCACGAATATGAGATTGAATTTTACGTTGACCCTACAAATTTTAATGATCAACCACACCAAATATTTTATCAAGCCATCAAAAACAGCGAGGCACGGCAAACATGACCCACACTCCAGGAACCAAAGTTTTTATTAACTCATCGCACGGGGATTTTCTTGGCGAAATATTCCACATATTACCGGCAAACCATGACATCGGGTTTGACCAAAGATACCGTGAAATCTTTGGTCTTGTTTCTGGCCGTGGTCATACAAGAATCGTATCGTATAACAGATACATAGTGCAAAAAGAAAACGGACGTTATTACATAATAAACGAACATACAATCATGGGGGTAAAAAGAGGATGAAAACAGAACGAGAAATAAAAGAAATGATTAACGATTTAAGGTCAGGTGATGGAACAGAATCATACCAAGACTGTCAGCGCATAGAAGTTTTACAGTGGGTTTTAGGCGAAAAAAAACATCTTAAAGAAAAACCGTCTTTTAGATTTGAGGATAAAACATGAACTGGATATTGAAATTATTCGGATATAACTTGGAACGAGTTTATTTTGTTTCGTATGTTATGAAATGTCTAGGTAGTATAGATATTTCTGAATGCACTGCATCAACTGACAAATTTGATTTGCAAGACATACGACTTTCAATTCAAAAATCAAAAAATACGGATGATGATATTATTATCCTAAACTACAAATTTATAAAATGGGCACTAGTTAAAACATGAACGTTGAAACAGCCGGGCAAAAATTAAAACAAATTCGAATTCGGTCTCGTAAATCCATCGACGAAATCATCAAACTCGCTAGAATTCCTTACGATGTTTATATTGGATTGGAACACAACGAACTCGGATCATCTGACAAGGGTTTGATTGATAAACTATCCCGTGCGCTTGGTTGCCGTGATACGGATATTTTGAAGGGGTAAAAATGAAGATAACAAAAGACGGTTGTGACCATTGCATTGATCCAGACGGGTTGCCTTGTTTACCTGAATATGGCTTGGCTCCCCACAAATCATTTAGCGAAAATGGCAAGGTTATATCTAGTGAATTTACAAACGAAGAAGACCCTGACTTTGAACCAGACCCAGATGACCCAAAAGTAGGAATTTGGTATTGTCCTACAAAAGGATGCCCTAATTCAAAAGAAAAACAGAAAGGGAGTTTAAAGAATGACAATTGATAAACCAGAACCAGGGCAAATGGTAAAAATTCTAAAACATTTTGAACCATTACCATACCCGGAAATTTGTAAATGGATGGTTGGTCAATATTGGATATTAGAAAAATTAGATAAAAATCATGCAATATTTACAGTAACTGATCAATATCACAGACCAATTGAAGTAAAATTTTTAGTCCAGGATTTGGTGGTAATAGATTAACATGAATACCGACGAAATAAAAAAACAATACGGCTATCGAATGCAAGGTTTTTGCTGTGGTAATTGTAAACACAAAGCGACTCTCGAAACTCCGATGTGTTATTTAGATCCAAAGCAAGTTTTCAGCGTGGCCGAAACATCTGTATGCAATAATTACAAACACTATACTTCGAAATAATATGCACGCACTCCGAGACTACCAACATGAACTTGTTTCCGATATTCGAACGGCTTTAAAAACCTACAAACGTATCGTCGCCGTAGCTCCAACTGGGTCTGGGAAAACTGTGACCTTCTCATCAATCGCCCTTGAATCCGCAAAACGAGGACATCGTGTTCTTATAACTACGCATAGACGGGAAATCCAAAGGCAGACGGTAAAAAAACTTTACGAGTTAGGCGTGACGGCTGGACAAATAATGTCTGGTTACCCAATGATGCCAGCGTATCCAATCCAAGTTGGAATGATCGACACGCTAAGAAATCGTATTCATACAATCGCCAAACCATCGTTAATAATCACAGATGAGTGTCACCATGCGCAAGCGAACTCATGGAAAAAAGTCATCCAGTTTTGGGGTTTTGATGTTCCCGTTATCGGCTTCACTGCGACACCGATTCGATTAGACGGGAAAGGACTTGGAGCCGATGGGCTATTCGAACACATCGTGGAAGGAAAATCCATTCGTTGGCTCGTAAAAAACGGGTTCCTTTCTTACCCTATCATGTATCGACATCCAAACGAAATCAAAACCGATTTCAAAGTCAAAAACGGAGATTACGACAAAGAAGAGCAAGCCGTTGTTTTTTCCCGTGGAACTGTGCTAGGTGACGTTTTAGAACACTATCGAAAATACCTCGATGGCAAACCAACCGTTGCATTTTGTCCAACTGTTGAACATTCAAAACTTACGGCTCAAATGTTTTCCCAAGCTGGATATCGGGCCGTTGCCGTTTATGGAAACATGAACCCGACCGAAAGAGACGACGCAATCGCCGGTTTGGCCAATGGTCGAGTGCAAATTATAACCTCTTGCGATGTTATTTCGGAAGGTATGGATGTCCCGGCTGCTGTTGGTTGTATTTTGCTGAGAAAAACTTTATCTTTATCTCTTTACCTGCAGCAGGGCGGGCGAGTTCTTCGCCCTGCACCTGACAAAGACCATGCGATCATTTTAGACCACGCTGGCAATTATAAAATCCATGGCCATATTCTCGACGAAAGAGAATGGTCACTTGATGGGATGCCAAAAAAGGATAAAAAACCAACTCCGAAAATGACAGAGTGTCCTAAGTGCTATGCGATTTGGGAAGGCCTGGTAAAAAAATGTCTTTCATGTGGTTATGATTTCCCTAAAATTGAAATCCCAAAAGAAGAAGCAAAATTCACAATCATCAAAGGAGAACTCGTAGCAGAATTCCCAGACCTTGAAGACGAATTACTAGACGTTGCCGCCAAGGCCCTGGCAAAACAAGGGAAGGAGCGCTCAAACGATTTATGGAGCCAGGCTCACAAACTATTGAATCAGGGCGAAGCTGGTCGAATAAAACTCGATCGAATCACAAAAGCCATGGGCTACAAAGACAGTTTTTCCCGCGTCGTTTGGGAACACGTAAAAAAACAGAGAGGAATGGGATAATTTTTTCTCGTTTGTTTAATTTTTTGTTTGCAATTAATTAGGCATAGGTTATAAGTAATTTCGGAGGTAAAACTAAATGTCATCAGCAGAAATGTTAGAAAGAATGGAGCAAAACGAAAGTAAGGCTCCAGAAATTACAATCGAGGAAGCGTTTGAATTGTATCAAAACAAGCCAGTTTTGAAGGCCGGGGATAAGATTGAACAAATTCAGTCTGTAAGCGCTTACAAAATTCCAAAAAATGGGGAATACGCAGTCGTTACCCGTGTCTTTGATGAGGAAATCAAACAAGAAGAAGATGGAACTCCCCTCATGAAATACGATTGCGAAATTTTAGCCTGGACGGGTCGTGAATATTCTTTCTTCAAGGTTGAATCCTGGAGATTCAAAAAATACGAATCAGCCGAAACGGTTTCCGAGTAAAAACATGAAACTCCTCATCCCGATCCTATTTCTGATTTCTTGCTCTGTTAAAAATGATCCATCACTTGTAGACGAGTTTGTTCACGGGGAAATTCAAACGAGAAAACAGATCATCGAACAGGCTGGATCAGAATGGGGAGTTCGCTTCCAATTGGAAGTTTCTAAAAACGTATCCAACAAAAACCGAATTATTTTTACCGATACTTGCCAGGAAAAATCAATCAATGGCGTTAGAGTCAGTTGCATAAAATTATTATTGAATGAAAATACCGTCGGCGGTTGTTCATACAAACCAGGTAAATCAATAATCTTCATCAGGAGAACTTACTTTCAAACTGTTGATCGTGAAAACAAAATTGCATTACTTGCACACGAAATTGGTCATTGCATGGGATTAGAGCATTCCGAAAATCATGAGGATATTATGTATAACGTGATACATCTCGGAAATTTGAAACCAAGACAAAACGAAATTGCATTACTGGATTCAATGCATCAAGACGGCGAATTATTTAAGTTTTATTTGAGTGAGGAATATTAGAGATGAAAGTTTATCAGTGGTATTTAATAACAAGGTATTGGATTCGTAAGTTTTTTGGGTTACTCCCAGAATATCATTACAATGTGTTGGTATGGGGCGGTTTTTTCAATAAAGAATACAGGAAAATTCATGGCTACCAAGACGGTAATTATAGATTCAAATCAATAGAAGAAAGAACTAAATTTATAAACACATTAGAATCCATCGAATTTAACTTAGGAGCCAAATATCTGATGACTAGTTTATCAGAAGGATTTAATTGTTTTAAAAGTGTTCATATACATCGAATTTGTAAATATAAAGATAAAACATTGCACACTAAAAGAAACATGGGAGTAAACTACCCTTTTGATTCTGCACAATATTTTCTTGAAAATAAATGGTATCCAGGGTTTAACGATTACCCATTTGGTGAAGATTTTGATTATGAAGACCCTGATTTTATAGTAATCGATGAATGGGTGACTGGTAGTTTTGGGGGAGAGGACTGATATGACCGACCCGACACCCACAAAATTCACCCTCGACGCAATCAAACCAAAACGAGGGTTACTCACCTATGTTTCTTATGAAACCGACGAAACCGAACCAACTGAGTTTTTTAATTACTTTGTTGGGCTAGATTTGTCCGAGGTGGCTAGTATAATTCGAAATATCACAAAAGGCGAAATGTCACTCGATCACGAATTGATTTTGTATAAAACTTTGATGATGGGAGTGATGACCGAAATTATGGAAAATAAAAAACAAGGAAACCAAAATAATGGAAACGATTAAAATCAACGACACGAACGAGATACGAATCTCAAACGAAGAATTCAAAGGCGTGAAATTCGTATCAATCCGCCAATGGTATTTCAAAGACGATGAATGGAAACCAGGCAAACAAGGAATCACGATCAAAAAAGATCAGTGGGAAGAATTCCAAAATATCCTAATGCGATGGGAACCGGAGTTTTAGGTATGGAAACACCAGTAATGCAAAAAAAAGGCGATATCGAATCAGTTCTTGCTAAGTTAAAAAAACTTAGAGATGGTATCGATGAGAATTCGGATAAATATTCCGAAAACATAAATACAGTAATTCGGACTCTTGAGTGGGTTTTGGATGATAACGAACGTATCGATTTAAAAATCGTATCCGAAATTACAATATGATCTCCACATTCACAACCGAAGAAGAATTTCATGCCCATCGCAAAAACACGGTGGGTAGTTCCGATATTCCAACCTTACTAGGCTTGAATGCCCAATACGGATCGACACCTTACACGCTATGGTTAGAAAAAACGGGACGTAAACCAGGATTCGAAGGCAACGAACGAACCGAATGGGGCAACCGCCTAGAGCCTGTTATTTTAGCAAAGTTTGTGGAAGGTTTGGCTCAAGCAAAATCTATGGGTGATTATTTTCTTAGAAATTTATACGATGGTAGATCGGGTTTATTGCAGATTGGTGATGAAAATCGATCCCTACTAACCAAAACCGTCGCAATCCATCCAGAATATGATTTCGCAATTGCACACGCCGATTTATGGATACCAGAAATCAAACGAATCCAGGAAGCGAAATCAGGATCTTTCTTTGGTGGCTTGCGACGTGATGACCCAGACAAAGGATATTCACGGGATAACCTAACATCAAACGGGATACCGCTTTCAGTTTACGTTCAAACTCAATGGCAAATGTTTTGCTACGATGCCGAAACTTGTGGAGTATCTGCCTTAATTGACACGTCAAACTATATGGAATATGGCCCATGGAAACAAGAACCAAAACTCATTGGTAAACTCATAGAGCTTGCTGACAAATTCATGTGGCACGTTCGAAACGATAAACCACCGATGCCAACTACATGGGAAGACTACCAAGATTTGTTCCCTCGTGTCAATAAACTTGCATGTGTTTATCCATTGGAACACAAAATCAATGATGACCTAACGCTTGGAGATATGCTTGAAGTTTACCATCGCTTGAATTCGGAATCGACGAAAATTGAAAATAAACTCAAGGACATAAAAAAAGCCGTTGGAATCCTCATGGGAGAAAACCAAGTTTTACAAACTCCCGAGGGTCAAGTTTTAGTTACGATGTCGGCTGTAAAAAAACGAACCCCGAAAGGCGTAAAAGAAATCTCAAAAGTAGATTTTGATTTAGTTAAAAAATTGTATCGTGATGGGCTAATCTCTGTCAGTCGATACAAACAACCGAAGTTTAAGAAATTGGAGGTGTAAGAGCATGGACACAGGGCAGCCATATAGATTTATTGAAACTTGCCATTGCGGTAATAAACATTCAAATACTGATCAGGAAAAATTTATTTTACATCAAAGAATAAGGCAATATGAAATCATGCTCGAAGCAAGAAATCAAACTATTGGCAAACTCGTAGAAAAAAATAAAGAAAATTGGCCTTTGCTTTATAAATACTACGTTAAAAAAGGAATTATAAAACAGGAGAATAATAAAATGTTTAAAAAAATTCAAGAATGGTGGGATGGGTTATTTGTAAAACCAGCCGATTTGACAGAAATCTATCAAATGGCAAATGAGAAAGTAAGCGCAACCCGTGAAGAGTGCAAAGCGAAATCGGAAGAAATTCTTGGTTTAGTAAAACCCAAACCAGCCAAGAAAAAACGTGCAGTGAAAAAATCACCTGCAAAGAAAAAATCCGCCCCGAACAAGCGAGGTAAAAAATAATGATCGAATTCAGAATCGACACCAACGATGATCGTTTTGAAGTGTTATGCGATAAACCGACAAAACAAGAAATGAATTTTGTCACTCAAATTGGCACACTTTGGAACGATTGGTATATTGGCAAAAAACCAGTAGAAGTAAAATTGGAATCACCGCTTAAATTAAAATTTAAAATTGGCGATTTAGTTAGACAAAAAGAAAATAAAGTTGCTGGAGAGATTGAAAACATCCGCGAAACTCCATTTGGGTTTGAGTTTAAAATAAAAAATTATGACCAATGGGCTATCGCTTCACAATTCGAACTATGCACACCAACACAGGAGACCGACTAACATGGCAAACCAAACAACACCAAACCTTCCAGATTTAATCCGATCAAACAAGGAAAAAATCCTATCGGTTGCGATTCCATCCATTCAGAAAAACTCTGAAATCTGGTTGCAACGTTCCATCGTCGAAGTTTCCCAAAACAAGGATATTGCGGATTACGTCGCATCGTCGCCAGGAGCAGCAACACAGTTTATAAACAAACTTGCAAAAGCCGCTCAAATTGGGTTACAAATAGGTGGAACAAAACCACATTGTTACTTTATTAAAGTTCCAGTTCGAGACAAACAAGGAAACATTATCGGGCATACAATCAGATTAGACATTACAAAAGATGGATATTCCCACGCTGCCGTTTATGGGCCAGGTGCAGTTTTAACTCACATCCCAGAATTTATTTCTGTTCACGAAAAAGAAATAAAAGAAGGAAAATTTAGAATAAACCAAGCCGAAGGAACCGTTTATCATGATTACAATCCCTTTGACCCTGATCGAGGGAAAGTTGTAGGGTGGTATTGTATCCTGACATACAAAAACGGTCGTATGGAAATCCCACACATAACGTTTGATAAAGTTGAAAAAATACAAAAAACCTATGGCAATTTGGATTCCCAAGCATACAAAAAATCAAAAGAAGAAATGGACTACAAAACAGTAGCGAAACAACTTTTGAAAAAACCATTTGCTGAATCAGAGGGATTGGCATTGCAAATCGATGCTTTAGACGTTGACGGTATCGATGACACACCACCGGAAACCAAGGACATTACCGACCGTGCAGAAACTCGTATTGATGATGCAATCGGTGGACTTGGCGAAGGAAACGAAATCGAACCACCACCAGCGAAGAAAGAAAAAGTGGTAAACGAAAAACCAAAAGCGGATTTATTTTAAGGAGGTAAACATGGAATATTTAAAAAGTTTTCTATTTATTTATTCTTCTATTTGCATTATCCATTTTTTTGTTTTTAGAAATCAGAAAGTAATGACTGATATTCTTTTTGACAATGTTTGGACTTGGGTAATTTCAGTTGGTTTCCAGATCTGGTTTTGGTCTTCAAGACTTGGTATAATTTAAAGGAGGGTATCTATATGAAAAAAACTATTAACTTCTAAACCCAAAATTTCCGTAGAAAAATTTACACTGTGAAACGGGGTTACTTAACACCTAACCCCGTTTTTTTGATCGCTTCTTTTGCACGTTTGCTAAACCCCGCAAGTAAAAACTGACTCGTTCCAAACTTAGCAACCGCATCTTTAAAAAATTCCATAGGCTTTTTCGTGATTACATTTTTCGTCAAGCTACGAATCATTGTTAGTTTTTTGTTATTATTATGACGAAACCAAATACCTTCTTTACGACCGCCACCTTTTGGAGTTCCAACAAAAAACCTAGCGATTCCTTTACCTTGATATTCTGAACCAGCGTTCGACTGTTCCGGTAATTTATTAATCCAAAAACCTTTCAATATGATGGCCTGCTTTGCATCCCCGCGAGAAAATAATGTAGGCACTGGAACATTTTTAAATCCTGGTTTCGGATTTATATCCAAGCCTAATTCTTGGGCTACCATGTAAGGAGCACGAACCGCAGCACGGGAATACATTTTTATGATGTTTTCACCTTTTGCATGACGGTCTTGTTTGATACTCTTGATCGAATATCCTTTTCGAATAATCATTCGACCTTTTGCGTTTTTTTGAGCTTCTTTTGAGGTAGCACTTGCGGCATGGTTTAGAGTTTCGGAAACGACATCAGGCATGGCTTTTTTATCAATAAATTTTAAAGCTGCAAGTAATGCTCTCGTATCTGTTTCCGCTCTAATCATGCCATACCTACCTAGTTTATAAACCAAACCACCGAACATGGACAATTCGGATCTTTAAAGAAATTCATAAGTTCGGCCTGTGATTTAAAAGCCTGAATATTCCATTCATCAATTTCGGCTTCATAGATGATTTGGGAACGATCTCCAAGCAAATAAACCCATCCAAGCCTATACCACGTCGGTGTTGGTTCAGCTTCTTCCGTAGGTTCTTCGACTTCAGTTTCATCTGTCGATTCCGGTTCTGTCGGTATAACGGGAGTTTGATTTGCCAAAGGAAAAAAATACGGAATGACCGGTTGTTTTTGTTCGCAAGATATCAAGATAAAGGATATTAGAAATATGATTTTTTTCATAGAAACTAAATTTCATTTTTCCTCTTAAATCGCAAATGTTTTTATACTTGCAAACAAAAAATTAAACGGTTACATAAAATTTATTCCGGCTCCGGTTCCGACTGGATCACTTCTAATCGAGCGTCAATACCTTCCATTTTATAAACTTCTATTTGCATCTGCCAGCGGTGTTGAGCTTCGCCAATTTCTTCCTCGGTAAATGATTCCTCGTTTAGAATTTCCGAATTTGCTATGTTTATAAGTTTGAGTGTTATCATGAAATATCCTTTTTTGTTATCGTTAATACTAGGCTACGTAATCCCTGCCATGTAAATAGAAATGAGCTACACCTGATGGAGAGTGGGTTTCTGATCCAGTTCTTGGAGTCCCATTTGTTCCATCTGTAATAATTACAGGATTTAAAGTGACAGATACTAATGAACCCAGAGAATCTCTTGCTCCAGGAGAAATGGTGTTAGGGTCTGTTATGTCATTCGTAGCTAATGCTCCACCCGCGTTTGAGTATTGGCCCTGTAGTGCAAAATTTTGGAAATAACCTAACATCTGCATTCCAGTGATAAATAAGCCAGCTGCATCATTTGCCGCAATGAGTGATTTACCACTGTGTTCATGTAAACGAGCAGTCGTAGTTGATCCAGAAATCCTGTTTGGGAAAAACGTTACCGTTGAACTTGCCGCAGGTGAACCTGTTACGGTAATCGCTCTTGTGGTCGTGTTGATATTCGTTATCGGGTATTCAGTTCCATCGATTGTTAAAGTAAGCCAATTTGTATAAGAACCATGAACAACGAGCCATTTTGCCAATGCTGTAAGTAATCGGTTGTTAGCTGTTGTATTGTCGAGCGTAACAACCGAACCAGAGACACCGCAAGGGAAGGATGCAACTTCATCTGATCGACCTTCTCGGTATTTGATTTGTCTTGCTCGTAACCACGGAACTAAAAGCGGCCAGTTTGTAGCCGACAAAGTTGTTTGGATATCGATTGTATCGAGACAGATTGCGGGGAAAAAAGTTTCGGCTGTTGAGACTGAAGTTGAATTAAATGCAACTGGTGATTTTAATTCCCAAGTTTGAAAAAATTCCCCGATTTCCTTTCCATACATTTTCGATATTTTGATAATCGACTTTAATACGTTAGCTGTTGCACCGCTTGCCTCTGGAAGTCCAGCGTGCGTTTGGATAGCTATTAAATCGTTTTGAACGTCGTTTCCGTAATCGGCTGTGTAAACCGTTCCGAGTGGATTGTTTACTGGATCATAATCTACAAATTGACCACTTACGTTTCCTGGGCCTGCTATTTCTCTCATGTGTTTTTACCTCGTGTTATTATTGCGTTATTTGTGGAAGACAAGACATCTGTATGGTAAATTATCTGCACTAGGATCTGATAAAGTTATTTGGTTTGAATCATATGCATTTAAATCTGAAAATTCTATAGATAGACCACTTACATCTGTATAGTATCCTTTTATAGCCAATATATTGTTACCCAATCCATGATTGAATTGAATTGACCCGCTAATGTTGAGTGTTCCCTCAAACCATGACATTTTAACCTGAGTTCCTGCTGGTGCATGACCTGTCCCATTTATGATTTGAGCTTTCGTAACAAGTTCGGCATTAATCGCAGAATCATTATCGTATAACGTCTGTATCTTGGTTTGGATCCCTGTTCCTGAATTTGCACTGTTATTATCTAATGGGGTCGGGTTTGTTATACTAGCCATGATTAAAAAATCTCCTCTTCATTGAACGTAAAAAATATGTTCTTTGTATTGTCTTTCGTTTGAGCCGAAAACACTGCTCTCCAAACCATACCGAACGGCCCAAATAAACCGCATTCGGTAATGTCGATTCCGTTTAAACTTGCCTTGTCAACTATGCACGTATATTTTCTTGTTCCATTTAATTGTAATTGAGCCGTCAAAGTAAAACTTTCAACAGGTGTTTCCAAATCAGTATCGGATGGATCAGGAGGTGTTGTTCCTGTTCCAAATTTTACGGTCGTTACGTTGTAGTTTGCTTGCGGGTTTAATAAAGTTCTACCATCAAAAATTCCAGTTCCGTCAAATCGGGCAGTTCGAACGGTAAACGGTAAACCATCGTCATCGGTCAATGTTATTATGATCGGATTTACTGGTGCTTGATCTGGATATCTTCCAGCCATACCACGACCTGCCTCACCTACGCCGGCCATCATAACATCTACAAATAATTCTATGTCCTGATAAACTGGTAATAGTCTTGCAGGTGCTATACGGGCGATAATGTCTTGTAATTGGATAAACTGAGTTTGACCGTCGACTTCTCCGACCACTCTGAAAATATACCAAGGGAAAGTTCCATCCTGGTATTCTAATGGAACCCATGAAGGATAATTTGTAGCCATCATGAGGCCAGCCATCCCGCGGCCTGCCATGGAATCATATTCGATTGTAAATGGTTCAATTGTAATTTGAGGAAATGCCTGTTGAATAATTCCTTCAATGTATGTTTTTGATTGTCCGCCAATAGCAGCAAACAACTGTGATGCTCGACCTTGTCTAGATTGCAAAGGCTGGTTTGGATCGTAAGTCAAACCTAATGCACGAAACCAATTTGGCAATTCATCAACGGATGAAATTGGCCTGGATTCTGCGATTCCTTGCTCTACATATAATTTCGCACGGTTAAAAAATGTTCCAATTCCTTGGATGACTTTTTTTGTATCCCCAAATATACGCCAAGCAAAACCACCTGGTAATAAATTTACGAGTAACCGCGAAATCAAATTCATTATGCGAACACCACCTCATCGTTATCGAGATAGCAAATTTCATTGTCTGCTAAGGTGTAGGTATCAAATGGAGTGGCATCTTTTTCTAGTGCGACTTCTAAAAATCTTGCACCTGCTAAAGTGGCGACCGTGATAAGTTGCGAGGTGTTGACTAAGTTTACAGGATCGGCTTCATCGGGAAATTGCCTTGGTCTACGAGAAAGTAAAAAATTCCTAAATTCATCTTCTATGATTGCTTGTAATTCTGGAGTGTTTGGAACTAAGTTTGTGACAGTCACTTCGATTGCGACGTTATCAAATGCCAAAACAGACGGGTTATCGTTTAGTGGCTTTAAAGATAGGTCATCGAGATAGGCTTGGACTTCGGCAATTTTAGTTATGTCTGGAATCCGATCATTTACGTCTGTCGATGTTGTAAGAGGATAAACGTTTACGACCCCGCCACCTGCACCAAAAACATACGCTTCAGCGATTCCAGGAACTTCGGTTGTCCAGATAATGTAGTCGGTTCTAGATCCACCTTGAGGCGGTAATTGTTGGCGGAATGTCACACGTCTTCGGAATGCCTCTAAATCCTCCGCGTCTTCGCCCGATTGAGTGATCGAAGTAACGGTTACGGAGCGGTTTACCCCGGCAATGGGAGTTGAAAATTCCAGTGTATCCGATACTTCGAGGTTTGAGGATGCACCCGGAGAAGTCGCTTCCATGGCAATCACAGCCGAACCAGAGCCAATTACACCGTCGGCGGTTGTGACGTAAGTAATCCCGTTTAAAACTAAAATAGAACCGCTAGGGATACTTGATCCGTTCGTTCCTGTTGCTGTTATGGTCGCAATAAACAGAGTCGCTGGGATTGGCTCTAATCCGTATTCTCGACCACGAGCAAGTAAAGCATCCTCATCGGCTGTCTCGACAAATATTTGTCGCCTTACCCATTGTCCAAATTTATAAATTCCGTAGGCAATGCCCGCCATGGCAGTCGCTAGAATTTCCCAAACCGAAACAGGCAGTAATGGAGCCGAACGACCAACGGCTGATTCGATGTCGGCGATGGCCTGGTTTTTGAGTTCTTGGAGTGTAGGTATTGTCGCCATTTAAAAACTCTCTCGCATTAAAATTTCTCCATTAAATAATCCCGCCAAATGGAAGTTCTGCGGCTTGCGCTTCCCAGTTTAGTCCATAAGGTAAATCCAAAATATTTCCGTCTGGTTTTGTCACTCGGACATTTATAAGAATATAAGTTGAAGATTTTATAATTGCGTTCACTTCAATGTCACGGGCAATGCCTTCGATTTCTAAAAATGAAAGTGCTTCAACCGTGTATTCTTCAGCAAGGTTTCTGGAAGTTGGCGAAACCGTTCCTTTGAATAATTCGTTTAGACGTGATTTTAATCTGTGTGTAGGATCGGATATTTGATTTCCCCAGTATGGTTCAGAAAGTGCAGCCACAAAACCAGCGTTATATATTGCATCGGTGGTTTGAAAATCTCCGTTTGGGAGAAATTTAAACTGTCCACCGTCCTGAGTTGGTTCAAGCAATAAATCTGCCATTATTTTAACCTACCGAGTTTTTTAGTGTTTGAACACAAGTTTTTTTTGAGTGGGGTTATCATACAGGTGGGCCTGAATTTCCTAGGCCTGTAGTTACCCCTGAATGAACATGACCAAGGAAGGATTTTAAGGAAATAATCGCATCGCCTACAACCGTTAAAGCTGCACCGACCGAAGCAGCTGCGGCCATAGTTACGGCCCCCGTAACAGCCAGTGTATCGATAAGGGTTGTCGCACCTAAAACTGTCAGATCATCCAGCATATCTACGGCTGATTGAAATTCCGATGCTCCTTGGAATTCGGAAGTTCCTTCTACGATGATGTCTTGCTCTACTGTTACGGAACCTTTAAATGTAGTATTTCCGGTTACTTCAATTTCACCAGTAGATTTCAGCCAAATTTCAGCTTGTTTCGTATTTCCACTTGCATCTGTGGAAAATACTTTTGTTTCTCCCGGCTGAACATCAACACCGACTTTATAGTTATGGGCCGCAATGATGACCCTGTAACCCCCTTCGATTGGGAGGATCACAACACGATCTCCTTTCGTTGGGCCAGATGCGATTCCTGGGAGCTGGTAAAATTCGTTTTCCTCAGTAAAGGAATCCGAGTCTTTATATTTTACATTTATGGCCGGGCCTTCTGCTTGCCCACGGTCCTCAAATTCGAATGAATCAACTTCTCCAAGTGGCATACTAATCTCCGAACCCTGGCAAGATTCCGTTTACTGATCCGATTGGTTCGTCCCATGGGAATTCTGATAAGGTAGACCCATCAAAAGCGTTTGGAAGTGCCAAGGAAAGGGTCGCTTCTTCTCCTCCCTCATCAAATTTTAGAGTTACTTTTTTAATCACGAATTTGGAAGGCCTGTAAATCATTGCCCCGGGTGCTTCGAGTTGGATCATCCCGCCCGGTTGCCAAAGTTTATCGTTGAAAGTCCATGAGCTACAAACGACATCGAGAGTCATAGAATCGATTTGATCCTGGGAGCGGACTCTCTCCCCGTATTTTTGAAGGTCGGCATTTTCTTTAGAGGCTTGGACAATTTTGAAACGTTCGGTATTTCCAAATTGATTTACAATCTCGGAATCCGTTATTGTTGCTGAACGTCCAGTTCCGTTTCCAGAGCCTATGATGAGATATTCTCCGAACCGTTTTGTTCTATCGAATGATGACCTTACAGTTAGAACCGGGGAAATCCCGTCCGTTAATTCTGCCTGGATAGGATCTGATTGGGAAATCTTAGTAAACGTAATATTCCCACCGGCGGACGGAACACACCAATACCCTCGTTGAGCTGCTTCCTTTGCCACTGCCTCATAAACTTTTTCGGTTTTCTCGACTTTAATGATCGGGATTGGTTGAGTGTCCGGTTCTATGGAAATCGCACCGTTAGAAACCTGCTTTGCAAATTGCCCTAATGTAATGTTTCGAAAATATAAATCACCTTTTCGGTTGGAATCTACCATCCAAGCATTTGCTGAACGACCTTGGACGTTTACCTGTATTCCAGAATCTGAAGTTGCAGGGGTTACAATATCAATATAACCCTGACAAACATTTGTTCCCCAATATGTAATGTCGATTAGGCGTTTTTTGAATGGCCTGAATAGTTCTCTTGAATCTCTATCGCTTGGTTCAAAAACAGTTGTGAATGAAAACGCAACACAAGGAGAATCAATTTCAGATTCTATAGTAAGCCCTGAAAATTTTTTTAACTCTTGGTTATCAATTTTAACGTCTAGATTTTTTATATTCTGCGGTATTCGGAAAATTTCTTCCGTTGTTATTTTTGCAGTGGTTAAAAAATCGCCTACACCCATTGACCCGCCTCGACCATTATGGAATATACCTTACAGATTTTCCAACGGGCATCAAAAGTATTTCGTTTCCTTGCAATTTATTGTAATCGATGAAAAAATCGACCTTGGTTATATCGTTTAGTTTTTCGTAGCAAAATTTTATTGGAGAAATTTCTTGAGTTAATACTTCTACTCGTTCGGTTGGCAAATTCAACGCACGTTGGATAAGTAAATTAGAACATACCGTCAAAAGTTTTTGGGTGTCTCTGTAAATATCATAATTTACATTTCCATTGTAAATAGTTTCGGAACGATCATAAATTCCTTTTAAATTAATTGAAGCGTTATACAGAGATTCGGCGGACGATATGGCATCGTTACGAGTTACGAGAGATCCATCAAGAGTGCATTGAGCAAGCGAAATACAAAGAGCGGTTGCAGTGTAACTTTGAATAGTTGCTTCAAACCCTGTAAATGTCACACCGGTTTGAGTGAATTGATCGTTTATGGAATTTAAGATTCCGGTATATCCATCAATTTTTGCACGAATAGACGATTGGATTTTCGACGGCAAAGCAAATAGGGTATTTAATTCGGTAACTAAATTAGCCGGTTCACGGGCAAGGTCGTCTATGTTACGTTCGATTTTTCTTTGTTGTTCATTGATTCGATCTGATAATTCCTGAACACGATCTCCAAAGTTTTTGTTTTCTCTTTTGAATGCCGATAAAACTCCATTCGTTCTTCCTTTGATTCGATTTACTTCTGAAAGAGTAGTCCCAACTTGAGCCGTGATATTTCTGCCTTGCCTACGGAGAGCGGTTTCAATCGATAAAACTCTGTCGATTCCTTCAATGATAAGTTCGGCAATTTCAAAAGGAGCATTGAGGAGTGCAAAAAATCCGGTTGCCTCTGGATAATATCTAATAAATTCAATCGTGAATAATGCACGACCCATGCCATTGACAAATTCTTCTCTTTGTTTATATGTGATCGGAACAACATCATACGAACCCCATCTTGGATGATCGAGAGTCCCAACTCCTGATTCTTCAAGTGCTTTCCAAAAACGATCGGCTTCACGATCATAATCTTGGCCCGTGATATAACATTCTACCGGGAAACGATTTGCAATGTTCCCAAGTTCCTGAACGTTTGTTTCCGATTGATCCGGGAATTCATTAACACCAATTTTTTTCCCACCCGATCTTTCTAGAAAATCAAACTCAAGGGTAAAAAGTTTTTTCTTGGGTGATTCGTATTGTAAGGTTTTCAGCCTATCTTCGTATGGCATTCTTAACCTCTACTCATTCCAACGCCTGTGTTCAAGTTTATCCCTGGAGCCGACCCGGTTTGTTTTGTAGTGGTTCCCGTTGGAACGTTGTTAAAATTTACATCGAGTGTTGATCGGTTTGTAATCGTTTGGTTTGATTGGATGACTCCAGCGTTTGAGGATTGAGGGCCAGACATATTTCCGCCTGCCATGCCAGGGATAGATGGAGCATTCGGAGGAGCGTCTGGAGTTTTATCACCACCTAACCAGTTAGGAAGATAGCCTTTGATTGATTGCCACGCCTTATAAAGTCCATAAATTGCACCAACGATTGCACCAACTGTTATGATAATTGGAGAAAGTGCAATCGCAGCGACCGTTCCGAGTGCATATAATACAGTTCTTAATGTTTGCGAGGATTCCCATAGTTTTTTCATCCAAGACCATAAGTCTTTTCCTTTCTGAACTAAGTAATCCCAATTTTTGTAAACCAATACACCGATTGCGACTAATGCAGCAAAGGCGATGATTGCAAGACCGATTGGATTGGCCGCAATTGCTGCGTTTAATTTCCATTGTGCAAATTGCATGATGGTTAGTTTTGCAGATGCGGCTGCACACGCCCCAGCGTAAGCCAATGTTAAAAATTCTGCAATACCGATGACAATATTTGCAGCCACAAACGCAAGATAGCCAGCACCAACCGCAAGACCAACGTCGATTAAGATTGGCAATAGCTCTTTATTTTCATTTAAGAATTTACTTACGGACTCTGCGGTGCTAGTGACAATTAAAACTAATTTTTCGAGTGATGGTAATAACCCCGTTCCAATCGCTTCGGCTGCTTGTCCTATTGCATCTTGCATAGTTGACATTCTACCAGAAAAAGTTTTAGATCCTTTTTCCATGCCTCCGAAAAATTGGCCGCCTTGAGAAGTCGCATCTTTAAACGCCTGTTTTACCATGTCGGCAGAAATTTTTCCTTTAGACATTTCGTCCCTGAGTTGGGCCATTGATTTACCAGATTTTTGAGACATTACGAGAAGTGGGTTAAATCCCTGGTTTATCAACTGCATTAAATCTTGGCCTTGTAATTTACCGGCGGATGAAACTTGGCCCATAACAAGAGCTAAACCTTGCAATTTATTTGCATCACCCATAGCAACGTCGCCGAGCATAGACATAAGTTTTGTTGATTCTTCTGCACCGATCCCAAATTGCATCATAGTCTGAGTAGCGTTCGCTAAGTCTTTAAATTCAAATGGAGTTGATGCACCCATTTGTTTCAGGGTGCCAACTAAGTCTTTGGCGGCTTTTTCGGAACCTCCTAGCATCGTAGTAAATGCGGAGGTTGAATTTTGCATTTCAGAAGCAGAATTTACAATAAATTTAAATCCACTCGCCAAGGCCCCGCCAATGAGTAAGTTTTTGAGATTTAATATTGACCCACCTAAATTCTTGTTTATGTCTTTAGACAAAGCATTGACTTCTTTGCCGATCTGTTTAAATTTCTTTTGATCGGAAGCGTCAATTTTGAATATTAATCCAAAAACATTTGGGCGAGCCATTATTTTTTAACTCCGTTTAACATTGCGTTGGTTTGTTCGTGGTCTCTTTTGTTTAGAAGACTTGCGTTTTCGAAATACAGTTTTAGTTCTGATTTTTTCAACTTCAAAATATCTCCTATACATTTGAACCGATCAACTACGGTAAAAAATATCGTGTTTAATTCACGACCATCTATCCCAAAAAATCGGATAACACCATACAAACTTCGAAGTCCCTTTTTTTAAGTTTATCAATTTCGGTTGGTTTCCCGCCAAGTTCGATCAACATTCGATAAGTCTTTTGCATCTTTTGGGATTTCAAAGCAATTTCAAAATTCCCTTTTTGGTCTCCGGTAACTACTTCGCCTTTGTTGATTTTCATGAGTTCCTGGGTTGCAAGTTCTCGAAAATTTACTGATTTGTAATCCCCAACTGGTTTTTCGAAAGTGAAACTAATGATCGAATTTGATTTGTCAAAATCAATTAAACCTCTTTGGATTCTATCAAGAACTACAGCTTTTTGAACTTCATCCATTGATCCAAGTTCGTCCTCAATGCTATCGATTATCTCGAGAGCTACATCCTGAGAAACCTTTGGTTCCTTTGCTATCTTTGATTTTCTCATGTCATTAGTAGGAAATAAATTTTCTTCTTTCATGATTTGAATTTACCTCCCACTAATTTCTTGTAAACAAAAATTAAAACTCGGTATGTGTTTTACTGTTGTTCGAACTTTTCACCTAACATAGCAATTTCTACGGTTCCATCTCCAGAGTTTGCGTTGAGTTCACCCTCGGGTGCAAGTTTTCCAGAGTAAATAATACCATCTGATTTTGTGATCTGAACGGATACTGGAAGTTTTGCGTTCCAAATATCTTGTAAGTATTCAAGATCTAAACGACTTGCATCTAAAGACAAACCTAACCCATCGAAACCGCCAAGTTTACGATTGGAGTTTGTATGTAATTTCCCGTTACCGGTCGGCAAGTTTGTATTATTGAATCCCGATAAACGATAGTTCATCGTTGATTCAGTAATTGGGTCGAATTCACGACCCTCGATGCTTACTTGTAGAATATCACCGCCACGAATATTGCCCATTAGTTTCCTCCTCCGATTGCCCAGTTATAAAGAATTCCGATGATTTTTAAACCGGCTGCAATGTTATCTTGAATGCTTGTATCTATTCTTCCGCCGTTCCCAGAATTAATTTCTGCTACGATGGAAGCTTTGATTTCATCACGATTTTTCGAAAGTGCTCTCGGAATCCAAAGATCATCAACCAACTCAAGCAATTTTGCAGCTACGAATTTCGGACGGATTGCGTAGGCTACATCTGTTGTCGAATCATCATCAACCACAACACCCGTTAAGAACGGTTCGCTTGTAAAAACTTGATCCATGGAATAGATTTTCGTTTGCAAGTTAGAAATCGTTTCTGTAAATTTCCAATCTGGAGTTTCGGCCCCAAGCACGTTTGTTTTTTTAGTCGTGCAAAGATCCTCTACAAAGAAAACGTTGTCAGGTGACACGCCTAGGGTTGTGCAACCAGCTTGAACGAGTGCTTCTTTTTGCGCATTAGAAAGATTTGTGAAACTTGATGGAACCCGTGCGAATGGAATTGTCACCCCTCGGATAGGTCTTCCTGGGTTTACTTGCCACCAACGAGCCGCATAACCAGCGACATAAGCAGCCATCAAATAAGACAAAGTATTTGATTCAAAGTTTGGAACGAATGTTACTGATTCCTTATTTTGAGCCGTTCCTGTTGCCAAATATGTTGAATATGCTTCGTTATTTGGAACGAAAGCATCGAACATTTTCTTAAATTCGGGAGAGATTCTATTTGTCCAAGCAGTTTGTAGGCTAGTCAAGGAAGTTGAATCTACATAAGGGCAGATGATGTCCGTGTATAGAACGTTTCCGAGTCCAGTAAGTGCGGAATCAATCGCCGGGTTGTTTGCGCCCGCCGAAAGTTGAACGATTGTTACTGTTAAACCGGCTGGGGTTGCATCGTCTTCTTGTAAATTCAAACCGATTTTGATTGAGTTACCAACTACACCCGCATTTTTTGCAGTCACGTCTAAATCGGGAGTATCAAAATTTGAGGTCACTGGTAAATCTAACAAAGCATTGATTGTAGTTTCAAGTGCTTCTGTGATTGCGGCTCCCGTGTCTCCAGTTGTTACCGATTTTGTAACTCTTGTTCCGCCAATATAAAGGGCCAATGTTCCGCTTTCAGTTGCCGTTCCTGTAATAGTAATTGTCCCGGCGGCTTTTACGCCTGATCCATGAGGAGCAACAGGCAAAGCATAAATCGGAATTGATCCGTTTGAACCTGATCTCGCTTGCTTAATCATGAGAGCAAGCATGGAACCACGTCCGTAAAGAGTGTCCTCTTGTCCTTCGCTAGAAATTCTTTGTGCAACGTGAACGGTTGGTGTTTTGTCGTCGTTATACTGCCCTAAACAGACAATGGAACGAGGTGCGACAAGACCCGCGACCGATGTTCGAACGTTTTTTTGTTCAATAAAAACCGTCGAGGCTTTGGCTGTGGATGATACTAAGTCAAAACTAATCATTTATTTTTCTCCTTGGATAATTTCGTATTTATTCGCCATAAGTAAATTGAGCATTGATTGCTTGTCTCCCGGTGCTTGCGAGTGCTACATTTATTTCTTCAAGTGCTTGCTCGATTTTTGTATTGTCGGTTGCATTTGGTTCACCTGCACCTGTCGTGCCCGGTGGATAGTAAGGAAGCTCCAGAGTAAATGTAAGCCTTGCGCCAACTACAACGTTTTCGGTTTGATCTTCAAATGTTACTGGAGTTTCCACTGTTGCAAAAGTTTTTGATCCAAGTTCCTTTAGGGCCTTACCAAAATGGGAATTGTCCAAACGATAAAGAGCGTTTTTGATTTGTTGAATTAAATACAGAAGTCTATCGTTTGCGACTTGCTCGGAAAATTTATCTTGGTTCCCAATACCTTTCACTGCCATGTCAATGTAGTAAGTATGGGTTTCGGGTGTATATTTATTTGCTGCACCACGTCCAGGAGTTGACCCTTGATAAAAAAGACAGACTAACGGCATGTATGTGAGTTGATCCGGGTTTATTTCTGCACCTGTTTTTTCTTTTAATTCAGGAATATGGAAAATATCTTCAGCAACATCAAAACCGACGGTTGGATCTTCTATGATTTGAGCATTTCGATATGCAATAATCGATTCTTTGATTAAGTCTTTATAAATATCAAATAAACCACGAGGATCAGCTGGCATTATTCATACCCCCGTCGACGTGTTATAGAACCAGGATTAGTTTTCGCATCTGGGACTTTTTCAATTTGAATTGTGATGAAACCTAATGTGAAGTCAGGTTCTAAGTTCTTACATACGCCTGCGATTTCTGTTCCGTTGATATCGAGAACTTTCACGGGCATATTTTCTACAATAGGAAAAGGTAAAGTGGAAATTCTGGCTGTCAGTGATGACCTAGGAACGTGTTGGCGTAAATTATTTTGAGGGTTTTTCATCGTTGTTATACGGTGGAATTGCCCTCGCAATGGATCGCCATTTATGTCCTCGGAAATCCAGTCAGAAGTTCCAATTTGGCAAATAGAAAACTCACAGCCGAAATCAAGCCCACTCGTAAGGGTGACAGCTAAATCTTGTTCTGCGAGTTCTCTTAGTGACATTGTTTTAGTTTACCTTTTTAGAAACGCCTTTAGTTTCTTTTTCTGGTTCAGAATCAGACTCTTTTTTTGCTGGAAGGATTGCTTCTTTTACAGCTTCTACAAGAGTAAGTTCTTTGATGTGCCCTTTGGAAACCAAGGAATCAAAAGAAGAAACTTTTTTTTCTTTGTCGATTTTTAATTCCTTTAGTTCTTGAATGATAACATCCGGGATGTCGGAATTTGGTTCAATTGGCTTCCTTCCTGGAAGGCCGATAAGTAAATTGCCTGATCTATATTTAGCCATTTTGTAAATTCTCCTTTGTTAAATGACTGCCTATGTTAGGCAGTCGATAATTGTTCCCATTGAATCGATTTCAACTGGCATCATGAGAGGGGCCGATTGAAGACCTGCATAATAAAGACCGCCCTCTGTGATTGCAAAAGGAGTCATCATCCCAGGAACGATTTCTGGGATCATTGGCATTCCGAGATCCATATATTGTTGCTCATAGAAAGGAATTACTTCGGTTGCTGCGAACGCTTGCACCCTACGAGCTTCCTTTGCAAAAACAACGACGGTTTCAGCTGACAGATAATCAACGGCTGTCCCGTTTGATTGCTCGTAGAAATCATCGTAAACATACAATTCCCATCGGAAACCACCGAAAGCGAAAACACCTTGGAAAGTTGCACCGTCTACTGGAATTGATTGTTCAATTCTTCCAGGTAAAGTCCAGTTTGGAGAATTGTTGTATTCTGCCAAAATGTATGCATGGAAAGCATCCCAAGCATCGGATTTGAAAACCGCTACGTTCGGACGTTTTTTACCAGCTCGGTAAATTCTGGAAGACAAAGTCACTAAATCCGCAACTGGGTTTTCAGTTGAACCAGCATTCCATTTTACGGATGGGGTAAAAGTGAGAGTTGCTTTTTTCTGAAAATCCGCAGATGGGGAGTTGTTGAAAGTGATGATCCCGGTTGTCATCGCCTGGATGGCTTGCTTTTCTAGGGCATTTCTAATTTTAGAAACTTGCCCAAATTGAGCTTTTGCCGTAAGAATCGCCAACGCTTCCATTCTTGAAACTGGGTCGTATTTAGTCTTGCCTGGCAATTTCTTGTTAAGCATCGAACCAGTGATTGGAGATTTTTCAGAGTAAAGAGGAGGAGTCCATTCTTGATTAGAATAGATTTCCTGGAAGTTTACATTTGAATCTCCAGATCCACGAGCAACGTCAGTCGCAATCAACCGTAAAGAACGAGTAAGATCCAATTCAATTTTTTCTGAATCAGAAACAGAACCCGGTTCCACGGAAAAAAGGTTTGTGAAGAAGCCCGCAGTTGGAGCTTCTTCCATGAACCCGTCAAAAAACCTTAAATAAGCTGTTTTAAAAAGTGACATTCTTATCCTTCCTTAGTTGTTGTTGTTAAACTGGCCTAGTGTGTCACCAGTGATCAATTCGAACCCAGTTTTACGGAGAAGTTCCGCAAAAGTTCCGCCTTGTGGCCCTGCGACTACTGTTGCCGAAGTTTCCGCACCAGTAAATACGAGTCCAGCCGCGCGAACGTATGCAGATTTCACAAAATTTCGTGAAGTAACATCTCCAGCGGTTGCGTCGATTTCAACTGTATTGACATACTTTGGATATTGTGAACCGTCAACGGCTGTTGATACAGATCGTTTAAGTTTTCCAGAGCCAGCGGCAACGGTGAACGTAAAGAAATCACCACTCGCAAAATCAGTTGAACCTTCGGTAAGAACAAATTTGATTTGGTTTTCAAAAGTGAATGATCCGCCAATAGTATTGATTTCGAAAGAGCCAATCTGAACCCCGTTAGGGTCTTTCACAATCCAAAGAGAGTTGTGGTCTGCTCCATCGCCAACACATTCAATTCTATAAGCTCCTGGGATCGCTCCTGCAAGGACTGGAGTGGTTGCATCTTTTACGCAAGTTCCATTTCCTGTTCCCGAGATTGCGGAAACAACTACGGACGCAGCGGTTGTTTGCATCGTAATGACGCCCATCACTGCACCGACCGGGATAACCCCGCCAGCATCTTGCAATACGGTTAGATTTTTTTCGGATAAAGGCCGGTCTAAGATTAGAGGCCTGTTATCCTGTTCGATAATTTCTGGGTTTGCCATGATTATTTCTCCTTATACCTTAAATCCGCCAGCGGCTTTGATTTCTGCGAAACGTTTGTTTACGTCGTAAACTTCCGCCCCGTTCCCGGACTCTGCAAGTGCTTTCGCTTCGGCTTCTTTCTTGGCGATTTCTTCAGCTGTATCGACAGTAGTTGTTCCAACCGCACCAGCGTTTGCATTTTTCTCAAGTTTCCCGTCTCTGATTGCTACATCAAGTTTAGGTCTTACTTGTTCCACTGTTTTGCCGGCAGACATTTCAGTTTTACAGATTACCTGTAACTTTTCATTGTCTGGGTCTGCATCCATATAATCCTGGAATGCCTGAATACGTTCAGCTTCCAACTTTCGTCCACGTTCTTCCCCTAGCTTTAAGGCTTGGGCAAAAACGTCTGGATGTTCGTTTTCTAATGTTTTAATATCCATTCGTTTTTTCTCCTTTTTTAATTCCCTACTAGGGGATGATTCCGTTTTGTTTGTTTGGATAAGTGGAGTAAACCCACCTTCGATTTTTTGTGATGGAACAACCAAAGATACGATGTCTGGTTGTAATTTCGTAATATCGACCGATTGATTCGCTTCTGAATCCGATGTCATGCTTGCACGTCTCACAAGTGTCATTCGGCTGGTTTCGATTTTATCAATCATGCCAGCTTCGAGCGCACGTTTTGCAAGCATAGTTCCACCTTGGCCATAGTTTTCCTTGATGACTTCGGCGGATACTTTTCTACCTTCAGAAATACGTTGATAAAACATCGCTTCCATTTCATCGAGTTCCTCACGAATGATTTCGTTTCCTTTCTTGGAACCGTCGTAAGGTGATTTCTTTGGAGCGTTCGAGGATGTGATTGTAATTTTATCGGGTTCGTTATAGAAACTCACCATGACACCGATGGAACCAATAACGGCGCCTTCGGAAATTGCAGTGATTTTGTCGGCTTGTGAACCTAGGTAGTAACCACCAGAGCACATCATCCCACGAACAATTGCTTCGGTTGGTTTTTCCGACATTGCAATGGCAACGGCTGCATCATCGCAACCCATAACTGCACCACCTGGGGTATCGTATATAAGTTTAATATTTTTAACGTAAGGATCGGCATTTGCTTCTGCAATGGCTTGGATAATTTCGTCATATGTGAGAGATGCGGCATAGCCAAGGAAAGAATCAATCCATGATCTTTTGTTTGTTAAGACACCAGAAATTTTAATAAGTGCTTCGTTTTGTTCGTTTACTTCATAAAGTTTTTTACTTTCTTGCGATTGAGAAATTAACCCTTGGATTTTTTGCTCTGTGATAAGCAAAGGAAACCCATTGTTATAAAAAGATTCTATTGCCCTTCGATATTCAGCGGCAAAGTTTTTCTCAAGCAAATAAAAATTCACAGTTTGACCTTCCCATTGAATTTAATGTTTGAACACAAGTTTTTTTTGATGTAAGGTTTATTTTTATTCGTCATCTTCGGTGTCATCCTCCGAATCTTCGCCTTCTTCTGGTTCGGCGGTAGCCTGGTCAACCGGAGCAGGCTTTGTATTCCCGCGAACAGAGGTTTCCTGTAAATATTTGTTCGCCTCATACAGTAACTTGTTTTCATCGGCAAGTTTGACAACGTTATCGGAGAATTCTGTTCCATTGATTCCGAGTGATTCACGATCACGAGTAGAAAATCCCTCTTTGACGCGAGCAGCGGCGGCCTGAACGGTTTTTGTTGGATCAATATCGATTTTCGGAAACCCGATCCAATCACATTTGCACCAGGCGTTTTTCGTGTATGGGGATGAGCTAAAACCTGGGAGTGTAATTTCTCCAGATCGAACCATTTCGGATAACCAAGTTTGGAAAATCGGATTGTTTAGACTTGTATTTTCTTCTTCTCGTTCGATTTCGATTTTGTTCCATGTAAGGAGTAGTTCCCCTCGGTGCGCGGAATAGTTCGAATTGAATTTTATGGAAACTACGGATTCAGCAAGGCCTTCCGAAGCTGTCATGGTTTCCATAATTGCTTTATGGAATGTCCCGAAATTTACGTTTGGACGGACAGTGGAAAAACTTTGGACTTTTTCACCTTTTTTTAGGTTCTGAATAACAAGGCCAGCCGTATCGGATGCAGCTCTTGCAGGTGCATTTTCTACGGTTTCGTTTACTGGCTGGTTTTTTTTCTGAATTCCCTTCAGTGGTTGAGAAGAATTTGCGGAATCGGATGGTTCGATCCATACGGCAATCATGGCATTCACTAGGGCCGCTTGTAATTCTGCGACTTTGTATCCTGTCAGTTTGGAACATTCATGGAGATAGGACGCAATACCGGAAATACCGCGAATTTGGCCAATTTCCTCGATGTTTGCGCCGTGAATCATAAATAAACGACCTGTTTTTTTGTCGTATTTCTCGATTTTAGTATAAACCCCTAGGCCATCATAGACATAATAAGCGATATGTTTTCCGTATTTATCGAGTTCGATACCTTCAAAACATACGTTCCCACGCTTCTTTATGGCGTCAATATCCTCGGTTTTGGTTGGATTTTTGACTTGTTCGGGTCGAACCAATTGGATGGAAACGGGGGACATCCGGTATGGATCGGTGTCTTTGTAGCGAATAATACCGAAATACTCCCCTTCCACCTTACGGATCCTTCGAAGGTGCCTTTGGAGTTGGTAAAAAGTCATTTGCCCCGTGACATCGGACTCGGTAGATTCGGCGTAAAGCCTCCACCTTTGTTCTACACCCCTAATTAATTCTTTTCTTTCTTCTTTATTTAAACTTGGCGCGCAAATGTCAAAAACAGGTGTCCATTCAAGTTTTAAACCCGTGGAAACGGTTAATTCTACGGATCGACCGACTAGAGCGCGGGTTTCCGTGGATTCTACCCACGATTTACGGGCTTGGGTTCTTAATTCGCGGTAATTTTTATAGACTACTTGGAACCGATTCCACGAGGATCCCAAAGCACCGTCAGATTTAGATCCATTCCAACCGATATTGGACATCACGGTTTCAAAAGCGTGCATGGCCGTCACGTATTTCGATTCGTCATAAATTAAATCGGGTTGTTCCGATTTTCCATAGCGGATAGTTTGCCAGGCTTCACGAATTCGGTCGGTAAATTTCAATGAATCCCCCCGATAGTTCGATCGAAATCGACTGCTAGAATTCCACCGTTCGGATTATCCATTTCTTCTAAATCTTGATTGAGTTGGTCGAGCCAATCCATTAGATCGGATAAAGGACGGTTGTCAACGGACTGAGTTCCGTGACCAGTAGAAAGCATATAGCGAGATACACCACGGCGTGATTTTATTTCGGTTTTCGTCGCTTCGATTTCATCAAGAAGTTCTTGACGGGAATTCCAGATGGATGCCATTCATTGGAACGTAAAATAAAAAATAGTGTTTGAACACAAGTTTTTTTTGGGTGGGGGCTTGCTAGACCCCCGTTTAAATATTATTTTGGGTTTATTATGTAAACCGTAGCCTCCGGGTAAACACTGAATATACTCTCAAGTATCTTGTCGGCTCCAACCTTTGATGGTTTCGTTTCAAGTGTTGCATTTTGCAAGAGTTTCGCACTCTCTTTTTGTTCTCGCACACTATTTGACTTCATCTTGTTTTCGGATATGTCTTTTCGGAATGCAACTTGGTTTGGAGGAATCAAAAAATTCTTTTTGCCGATTTTTTCTAAAATTTTCATAGATTCTTCCATATTGAATTCACATCGGACACCATGAAAAAATCTATCAGGGTAAAGGTTTATTGCCTTTCTGTAAACGGTTGTGTGATGGACACCTGCGGCTTTTGCGATTTGACCTACGGACATCGAAATAAGGGTTTCGCTTTCTTGGTTGGTTTCTGACATTTGTTTTCTCCTTTCGGAGAGGGTCGAAAATAAAAAAGCCGGTTTTCAGATGAGGAAGGTCGTCGAATCTTCCCCACGTGGAAACAGGCTTTCAATCGGCGACGACTCCGATACGGAAATCTTAAACCATTCGTGGGATTATGTCAACCGTTTTCTGCTTCCAAATACTCCCAATATTCATTCCAATCAATCTGATCACGTCCAGATTCTTCGAATACAGCCCTTGCATGGATATACAGTGCCAAATATGCGTAAACCGTGGTATCTAATTCCTCGTTTCTACGTGCGGTTGAGAGTTTTTTCCATACCCATTTTTTATAACCGTGTTTATCGGTATCTTCCGTTCGATATTCAGAAAATAAGCCTTTGTAAAAATCCTCTGGATAGTCATCTGGAAAATAAAAATAGCCGTGGGGTATTTTTTGAATTATTTTCCCATCGGATTCGGTTTCATATATAGTTTTTTGGGAATTATTGTAGATTTCTTGTTTAAAATAGTCTGTATTTACGTCAATTCGGTCGATTCCATACTGTTTTACTTGTGTTTTTCGGAAAATTTCCGACTTTTTAACGGATCCGTTTGACCCCATGACAGGGTAAACACCTGACTGGAAACCAGAACAAAACTCGTAAACCGTGTCAGTTCGATACCCCGCATCGATGCAAAACGACATAATAGGTTTCCCGCCGATGGTCATACCGATTAAATCATCCAATTCCCGCCAAGGTTTGAATGAAATATCGGACGTGTCTTGGTGTCCTACCTGGTCATATTGCTCATAAACGATGGAAGCGGCGATTTTTCCAACCGTGGATCCGTCGGCATTCTGGATCCTGCCAAATCCAATTACATGGGCTTCAATACGATCGCCTTGAACGTCGGCTCCCCCAACGTAAATCAGTGGCTTGAAATTCGGAGGGGTTTGACCCGTGGTATAACCAGAACGACGGATCATAATTTTTTCGTATGTAGGCGCGTTGGTTCGATTTTCCCATGGGAGACCGAGGGTTGTATTGTAAAATGATTTCAAGGCGTTCATGTCGCCTTGAGCACTGTTCCATTTTTTTGCTATTGTCTCCCATGACTCAAAACCAAGAGGGGCATATAAGGAATTTAAGTGAAAACTTCTACGGTTCTCGGTTTCTGGTTCTGCGGTTGCAATCCATTTGGCTCCCCTGAGTTCGGAAAGCAAATAAACTTTGTCCTCGTTTTTGTGTTGGTGGTCACAATGTGGGCAATGGTAACGGACGGACTTTTCATCTAGTTTCCCGTCCTCTTTTTTATCAAACCGAAGACCGCCACGCCCGTTTTCATCTGGGAAAAAATCCAATACAAACAGTTTATTACATTTTTTACACGGAACGTTGTAATATTCTTGGGTTCCTTTTAGAAATCTAGGGTAAATCCTGGAATTTTCTTTTAGAAGTGGGGTGGAACCACATAAAACTTTCCTAACACCTTCAAACGAGTTTGTCCTGTTGAATGCGACATCAATATAGTTCCCGTCTACTAATTCCGTTTCAGCTGCGTCCGCTTCATCAATGTAAAGATATTGAACCGATTCGTCGCGTAGATTGGCTCCTGAGTTTGGCCCCGAGGCGATCAATGACCCGCCGGGGAATTCTTTCATTACGCTCGTGTCACCAGACCGCTTGTTTGCCTTTTTTTCTACTTGGGCAAAAATCTTATGACCAATCCCAGCTTCCTGGATCATCCGGTCAATTTTGGTTTCCATATTTTTTTTTGCTGTTCTTTCGGAACCAGTAATATACATGATAGGGCCTGGACATTCATCAATATTCCATCCAATGGCAGCCACCAAACAACCAGTTGTCCATGTGATTTGCGCACCTTTCATAAGGTCGATAATTTCCGTAGGGTCATTTGGGTGCAGACAATCCACGATTGTTTTCATGTAAGGATTTACACTGTAAGAATATGCACCCGGCAAACGGTTTATACCTTCCGGTAAAACCCGCTTTTGTTCATTCCATTTGGAAGGCAGGTCAACTATGATCTTATCTGGAATTAAAATATCAATCCTAGAATCTAACCATTCAGACATCGAATCCAGATTTTCAGGCAATACGATTAGCGAGGTATCGTTTTCGGGGAGGTTCTGGATTCTGATCAGATCGAGTTCGGCGGCCGTGGTCACTAGCACCAACCTCTACAAATCCCATCGGGGCAACACCGCCGAGATCTCAAAATACTTTTCTCCTCTTTTTGCGCTTCCTGTTCTGCCATAATTTCAGCGTCATCCGGGTCGTAGCCCTCTTCGAGTAATTCAAAATACCTTCTTTCTTGGAATTCCGATAAATCTATATCATCTCCTGGTGGATCAATATCGAACCATTCATTTGTCATGGGCATCCTCCGTAATCCCAAATCGGTTTCTATGATTTTGAATAGCAGTCATTAGAGTTTGAAAATCCATAGAGCCGTTAAAAACCATGGATGGATAAAGGATTGCATCCCCGTCCAAATCGACCCGGAATTTTGTATTGTAAACAAACGATTCCAGTAGCATAATCCAGTCATCCTGAGCCTTGTTTTTTACATTGAGTTCATTTATCCGCCGAGCCATGGATTCCATTATTTTCATACAACACCAGCCTACTTATTCACTTTTGCATTCATCATTGCTTTTTCGATTTCTTCGGCAATCGCCTTTTCTATTTCCGCCACGGATGAGCCGGACTTTACCATGGCGACCAATCTTGGGGCGACCTTCCGAGGCACGGTCAATAAATGGGTTTTGATTCCTTGTCCCAGTTTCGAAAGGCGTTTGTCTACTTCTGCTTTTAAAATTAAAATTTCTAGTTGTGCAATCCGTTTTTGCTGGATCTGCAAAGTCTGTTCTGTTTTGAGTTTGATTTCCTGTTCGAGTTTTTTCTTCTCTAAGTCATCTACAGATTGGAAATTTTCAATTATATCATTATGTCTTTTCAGTTCTTTTAGGTTTTCGGTAAGGGCTTCAAGTGGGTTTTCTTTCTTTTTATATTTCTTGCCCACTTTGGGATTCCGAACCAGTTCCTCGATGTATGCCTTATTCGTTGGATGGTCGGTATCGATTTTAGTATTTTTCTCAATAATTACTTTCGGTGGTTTTTTCTTGGAATCGACAATAACTGTTTGCCGAGACACCCCCGCAAGTTTTGCAAATTTGGACTGAGTTAATAATGCCATATATAATTTGTTAAAATTTAGAAATTCACTATATCAAATTAATTGCAAGCAATAATAAACGTGACATATTTTTTTAGGTAAAATTTGAATAACGACCTCACAGAATCGATTTAGAGACGTTTTTATTTTACGAATATCATTGGAGGTGGTCTGACCGATTTAAACCTTGCCAGATGGCTAAAAACGCCAAATTTACAGGCAAACAGAAACTTTGTGCCAGTGTTTATCGATCGCGCATTGCTCAGAGATC